GAGAAGCTGGGCCTGGTCCGCGGCGAAGATTTCCCGGGCACGCAGCGGTTTCAGGCTCACCCACTTGGGCGCGCCATCCTGACGCCAGGCTCGGGTGGGCTGCCCGTATTCGTCCCCGGATTCGTCCGCGGTCAGGAGCACCGCCCGGTTTCGCATGGTGTCTGCCGGTAACTTCATGCTGAGTTCGTAACCCCTGCCGCCTGGAGGTTGACGGTCAAAATTCCGGTGGTGGTTGCAACGCCCAGAACGGTGCTATATTTGGTCGAAGCCACGTCCGCTTCCCGGCAGATTCCGCCCGCGGTACTGGAAACAAAATAAGCGCGGCCCCTCACCAGGTTGGTGCTACCCAGGACAATCGGACCGCTCCCCAGGTAGCGGATGGGTTGGTCGTCCCCGGCCGCGGCCAGGGCAATGCCACGCACCGCCGCCGTGCCAGGTCCGTCCGCATCCGCTGGCTTGAGCTTGCCGCCGTCGGAGGCGTCGGCGTATAGCGGTTGCCCGGCCGTGATGGTGGCCCCGGCGATTCCCTGGGCCAATGCCCAGCCGCCCGCGGTGGCCGGTTTCACGTCCCCCGCGGTAATCACGACATCAGCCATTCAGCACCTCCACGCGTGGGAAGACTTTCAAGTTTTGAATGGCACTGTCCACGTCGATGGGTGTTATGGTCTGGGCGCCCCGGCCAGTTATATCGCCGAGTCCAGGGTTCCAGTACCAATACGTTCCAAGCCTCTGGATGGCTAACTTAGCCAGCTCCGGCACGTTGGCCGGGTCCGCGCCGTTGCCCGCCACGAAGGTGACGGCAATGGATTCGGTGTCACGGCGTGCGTTAGGCCAGGACTTCCCGTACTTGAGCACGACCGAACCGGGCAGCTCGCTGGTCACGGCCTGGTATGTGTCGCTGGACACGGTCTGCGTGGCCCCGTCCTGGTCCAGGTAGGTGATGGATGTCACGGATACCAGGGGAGCTTTGGGAATCCAGACCGGACCGATGGGCCAGGCGTCGAATGTGTATTTCCATGTTGCGTTGATGAACTGCCTGGCCGTCAGGTGCTCGATGTGCCGCGTGGCGGAACGCAGGAGTAGCTGCGCGCTTTCGTTGTCGTGGTCGCCGTCCAGCCGGGCGTGGTTTTTGAACGCGTCAAGTGTGACAGGTTCACCGTCTGGCTTGGCTGTTTGGGTCAAACCCATGGCGCCTACTCCTGAGACCGCGTTGTGGTTTTTCGGGTCCGCCGTTTCCGTGGCCCGGCGTCGGCGGTTTCCGGTTCCACCTGGACGGCAACCCGCCGCCGCACCCACCGCCAGGCGCTGGGTTCGTCCAGGTCGTAAACCTCGCCAACCTCGAACTCGTCGCCGCCCGCGTGCGCGCTGGGTTTCTGTTTGAATTTCACCAGCATGGTCAAACCTCCGAAAAGTCCAGCGCACCCCAGCGGGGCGCGCCGGACCAGAAAAGAAGACCACCAGCGGCGGTCAGCTGATGGCACTTGTCGCGTTGGCGACACTGGCCGCAAATCTTGGCTCCGTTGCCAGGTACAAGCAGGCGCCCAGCTGGGCGTTGCTTCCCACGTCCGCCACACTGGCCTGGATGTGGTCAAAACCACTCGACACGTCCAGGTCGTCCGCGTCGAATTCCACCACCCAGATGGCTGTCACCTCGGCCGAGGTGGCGTCGGTGTATGTGTTCGCGGCGGATTGCGTATTTAGCGTGAAATTGGCAATGCCCGTAAGCGTGCCCTGCTTCGTGTATATACGCGTGAAGTTCAACGCCTTGGACGATGTGCCCGCGTTGTCCGTGGCCTGTAGAACCGTCAGCGTGGGGTCGTCCCCCGCCGTCCCGGCGCCCTTGAACAGAACGATTGACAGGTGGTTGAAATTCTCCACGCTCACCCAGTCCCCGGTATTGGCACCGGTCTGCATATCCACCGGGATGAACCCGGACACTATCTGCGAATTTTGAACGAATGGAGTTCCCATTGTTCGTTTACTCCTTTCGGTGCTTAGGCCCGTGCGGCCAGGGTTACAAACGGTGAGAACGTGGTGCTGCCGTCACGTGGTGAAATCGGGGCCGACAGCCATGGTTGGCCTCCAAGGCGAATCGAGAATTTAAACGCTGTGCAATCCCAGTCGAACCAGAGGTGGATTGACGAACTCTGCCGGATTCCGCCACCCTTCACGGGAGCCAGGTACTGGCGAAGGTCTGCCAGGATGATGTCACCGGTATCGCCCAGGGTTTCGCATGCCTGGGTAGGAATGACCGGACGACCGAACAGTGTGCTGTAGGTCGCGCCGCTCAGTCCGCCCGATGGCATATAGAGCACAGCACCCCAGCCACTGTCCGCGGCCCCGGTGTCCAGCTTGCCCACCTTCATAAGCGTGAGCAGTTCCGGTTCCACGTCCTGGTTGATGAGCCACACCGCGTTTGCTCGCGATGGTGCATAGAGGCGGGACCACATGTTGATAACATTCAGACCCACCACGGTGTCGGCCACCTGGCTGCCCACCTTGGCCACTTCAACTTTGCCGCCACTGTTCAGGATGCCGAGCGGTTGCCCTGCCCCGGTTCCCTGCACGATGGCCTCGTTGATTTTGTAGGTGAGCACTTCCGGCGCCTTCCGGTTCAGGTAGGCCGCCATCGCTGAATTGTCTTCCAGGAGCTCGTCCGTCACCGGTGCCAATGCCCGGAGCTTGTGGAGCGTGACGCCCACCTCCTGAAGGCTCGGCTTGGACTGTGTTGCCTGGCTCTGTTCGCCGTCCCAGTATGCCTGGATTCCAGCACTGCCCCAGGGCGTGCTTTCGTCCGTCGGCACCGTAAGGCGGTTGGAGCCAGTCGTGATTTCATCGCATCGGCCGAGCAGGGAATCCTCGCCCCTGATTAGCTGGTTGATGTCCCGGCGTGCGTCCGGTGGCACGGCAAATCCGCCCTCGCTGTCGATGGCTTCATTTGCACCGTCCGGGTCGGCCCGCAGTTCCGTGCGGAGCCGCTCGTCCATTTGCGGGGCACCTGGCCGGTTGGCCCGGGCCACGGCGTTGGCCCATTCGCCCACGTCGCGGAATCCCCACATGCCCGCGTCGTCATTCCTGAAGGTTCCGCCGGTAATCCGGGAAACTCCGCGCGGTTCCGTGGTCGGTTCAGCTGGTGCCGTCCGGCGTTCGCCGGGGGCGGCCAGTGCATCGGCCTGTTCGGCCAGTGCTTCCTTGGTGGTAATCTGGGCCTGGAGCCGCCGGAATTCGGCGGTGTAACCGTCCAGGCGTTCCATGTCCTCGGTGGACAGTTCGCGCCCGTCGGCTTCCGCCGCGCTGGCGATTGCCTGCCCGTTGGCATGCGCGGCCTGTTGGCCTTCGCGCATCTCTTGAATGTTCATAGTGTTGTACCCTTGTGAAGCGTCGGCACGTCCGCCCATAAAAAAGACGCACCGACAACCAGGTGGTTGGCGATGCGGCCATGGCTCTGCATGTGTCGCGTTCACCGTCTCACGTTCAGGCGTGGGCGGACTGGGCCGCTGGCCGCCTGGCGTGGATGGGCATTTTGTTCATTATACGCGTGAAGCCCCAACCTCCAAACGTGCAGCCAGGACGGTGGCCTGTGCTCTGAGTTCCCGCCGGATGGCGACCAGGCGTCGTTCCTTCATGGCGTGGGCGTATTCTTCCAATGTCCTGGCCGCTATGGCCGTGCCGGTGTAGGCGGGGTAGGTCACAACTGAAACGTCGTGCAGGTCCACGTCCGTGAGGTGGCGTCGCGGCAGGGCGGAACCTTCCGGTTCCTCCCACTCCTGGCCCACCACGGAGAACGCAAACGACATTTGCGAAACGTCACCGCGACGGACGCTTTCGGCAATGTCACGGCCCACGGTCGTGTCTGGTGGCCGGATGGTGGCCAAGAGGCCGTGGCTGTCCTCGGTGAGCTTGAGCGTGCCGCTGGTGGACCGGCCCAGAATCTTGGACGGGTCATGGTCCACCAGTGCCCGGACATCGGCGCCCGCGGCCAGGGTCCGGGAGAACGCCCCAGGGTCCACGTACTCCAGGAACATGCCACCGATGGGTTCGCTCGGTTCGCCAAACACCGCGGCGTAGCCCTCGAGCGTGGGCAGCTCGCCGCCCCCGGCCCGGAGTTCCGGCACCACGGCCTGGCGTATTTCATGGTTCATTCTGTGGTGTGGCATTTTTCAGCTCCCAGTCCCAGCATTATGTTGGCACGGTCCAGGATGTCCGCGGCGGCGGTTGCCGGTCCGTCACAGGTCCACAGGTCGGTAAGGCCCCGCACGTCGCCGGATTCCGCGGCGGCGGCCAGTTCGGCCAGGCTCTTCTTCACGTGCTCCGCGGCGTAGTCCTGGGACAGGGTGGTCACCACGGCCTCATCGGCCGGTCCGTAGGTGTTGCCACGCACGCACCGGGCCAGCGCACGCACGCACGGCGCCACTGCTTCTTCCAAGTCCGCGGGGAACAACTCATAGAACGACAGCGACTTGGCCTTAAGCTTCCCGCGTTCGCTGGCCTGGACCATGGCCCGGGCTTCCTTCCGCACGCACCGGCCCAGGGCGTCCGCCAGGGGTT